GTGACGAGGGTAGCAGGCCAACAAGACGCCTACCTAGCTCCTCTACACAAACACAAAATACCCCAAGTACATCGACTAATGCCACGAAACCTACTCAACCTCGACTTCCTGCTGGTAGCCCTGGTGGAGCACTAGCACTGCGTGCTAACCGCCCCGGTGCAACGGCAGCAGTCGCTCAGCTAGGTTCAGGCCTGATTGACGAGGGGGTCAAACGTGTTGTAAGAGCTATTCAGCAAGAGCGCAGTCAGCGAGCAGCTGAATCTGGTCAACGTGGACGGTATACCCCAGGTGATCAACAGGTCAGATTTGATAAACCTGTCGATAAGAAACCTGCTGGTGTAGTACCCGCTGCACAACAACGCACCACTGTTGTTCGTAGTCCTGCTCCTAAGGCTGCTCCTAAACCTGAACCTAAAGCAGAAGCACAGTCTTACCGTGACGAAAGGGATACCAAAGGACTGTCTGTTGGTCGTTACTACACCCTTGCAGAACATCGAGCTGCTGTACAGGCAGGTAAGTCACTAAAGATTGGATCAAAGTTTGATACAAAGTCTGACCTTGGTGTTAATCCCAAATCCTCAAATAAAGAGTTGGATACCTCCAAAGTAACTGACAAGTCGAACGAGTACGACAAGAAGAAACGGAAAAAGCTTAATTAAGACACACCCCGTTTAGAAGCCCCTAGAAGGCCTCTATTTATCCACTAAGGTATATCCATACTCTAAATGTCCAAGAAGCGCCTTCCTGAGGCTCCTGGAGGCCTCTCCGTGCTTGATCAGTTACAGCAAGACTTCAAAATCTTCCTACAAGCTCTTTGGTCACAGTTAGACCTCCCTTCTCCTACTCGCGCTCAATACTCAATCGCTGATTACCTTCAATACGGTCCAAAGCGTCTTCAAATCCAAGCCTTCCGTGGGGTAGGTAAGTCTTGGATTACTGGAGCCTTTGTCCTTTGGACCCTTTTTAATAACCCTGAAAAGAAAATCATGATTATCTCTGCCTCTAAAGAGCGGGCAGACAACATGAGTATCTTCCTACAGAAATTAATCATTGAAACACCTTGGTTATCACACCTCAGACCCAAATCTGATGATGCTCGTTGGAGTCGCATTTCGTTTGATGTTAATTGCAGCCCTCACCAAGCTCCTAGTGTTAAGTCTGTCGGTATTACAGGTCAGTTAACGGGTTCTCGTGCTGACCTCATGATCCTTGATGACATCGAAGTTCCTGGTAACTCGATGACAGAAATGATGAGAGAAAAACTCCTTCAACTATGTACTGAAGCAGAGTCCATCCTGACCCCAAAGGCTGACTCTCGCATCATGTACCTCGGTACTCCCCAAACTACCTTTACTGTCTACCGCAAACTGGCTGAACGTAACTATCGTCCCTTTGTTTGGCCAGCTCGTTACCCCCGTAAACTCTCCCCATACGAAGGGTTGATTGCCCCTCAACTCCAAGAAGATCTAGACAGTGGTGCAGAAGGTTGGGATGTAACTGATCCTGATCGCTTTGGTCATGATGAACTTCTTGAACGGGAAGCAGCAATGGGTCGGAGCAACTTCATGCTCCAGTTCATGCTAGATACAAGCCTTAGTGATGCAGAAAAGTTCCCCCTTAAATTCCAAGACCTCATCATTACCTCTGTTAACCCGACTCAAGCGCCGGACTCTGTTGTGTGGTGCTCTGACCCTCGTAATGTTCTCAAGGATCTCCCTACAGTTGGCTTACCGGGTGATTATTTCTACTCCCCGATGCAGCTTCAGGGAGAATGGAGTGCGTACGATGAAACGATATGCAGCGTTGACCCGTCAGGTCGAGGCACAGACGAAACAGCAGCCACCTACATAAGTCAAAAGAACGGCTTCCTATATGTTCATGAAGTCCGTGCATATCGAGATGGTTACTCCGACAATACCTTGTTAGACATCCTTAGAGGTTGTAAGAAATATGGTGTCTCAAAACTTGTCATTGAGACTAACTTTGGTGATGGTATCGTCGCTGAACTCTTTAAAAAACACCTCCAACAAACTAAACAACACATAGGCGTAGAAGAAGTACGAGCAACAATCCGTAAGGAAGAACGTATCATTGATTCCTTAGAACCAATCATGAATCAACACCGCCTTATCATTGATAAGTCAGTCGTTGAATGGGATTACGCCTCTAATAAAGACGAAGCACCAGAGAAAAGACTCCTTTATATGCTCTTCTATCAGATGAGCCGTATGTGTCGTGAAAAGTTTGCCATTAGACACGATGACAGATTAGACTCCCTAGCTCAAGGTGTTAAATACTTCACTGATGCTATGGGTATCTCTGCCCAAGAAGTCGTTAACCAACGTAAAAAAGACGACTGGAATGACCTCCTAGAAGGCTTCCTAGACAACCCAGAAACAGCTACTAATCACCTCGTCCTTGGCTTTGATATTGACCAAAGACGCCAAGCTAGAGGCTTAACCAAGACCACAGTCCCCAACTGGGTTTAGACGCAATCCCACATGTATACAGGGGGAGAGAGGGTGGACTCAAACCCTGGGGGAAGAAGGAGACAATCATTTCCTTCTTCCTTTTTACTGATGTCCCTGGGGAAGGACATCCCTCATGTCCTTGCTTAATCTTCCTCTATCTCTTTAACGGGTGAATCCAGTGAATCCAGTGAGCCCCGATGAATCTGCAAAGGCCATCACGGAGCGAAGCGGAGTCGAATCATTTAGTCACTACTTATTCTACTTATACTACTGTTAGCAATGGTGTATGAATATCCTCTGAATACTCAGAACTTCAAAGTATCTTACAATAAAGTAAGAGAAGGCCCTAATTGGATCATGGTGTACTACAAGAATGTAGCTACAGTGTGTCTTACAGTTAAAGACGTTAAAGATAGGCTTGGTCCTGCTAAGTTCTTGGAATCTACTAAAGAACTATGTGTATGGTTGGAGGAAAAGATTAAAACATATGGTGGTAGTCAAGAGGAAGGTAGGGCGGATACATCGTTTGCTAGTGAGCTGGTGGTGTCTCCTTAAAAAATGACAGAAATTTCTTAAAGGTATTACCGCTATAGCGGGGACGCAATACCCCCGTGTGGGGTGGGCAACGTGTGACTCGATTGGTAGTCTAGTCCGCAACACTGGCCAAACCGCTTGCAACCACTGGATTCTCAATAGCAGCTGCCTTATTGCGTCTCAGCTGTGTCTCATATTGAGAATTGTATCGAATGCGATCTGTGGCGCCTACCCCAGGCCACAACTGTGAAGTTGAGTGAAGCCAAATAAAGTTTCATGAGTGGGGTTGACAACCTGCCCACATGGCGACAAGATGCACTCATGCAGCCATCAAGCTGCAGCACATCGACAACCGAATACGGGCAGACGGCGATGGTTCGAAGGTGAGACCATCAGGCGGACGGTGCGGACCGTTGCAAACAAACCGGCAGGCCAGCCACCTGCAGCCAAGCCCAACGACGCCAACCCACAACCAAATGGGCGGCACTCTCAGTAGCGCGACGCTATGGGATCGAATCCCTGCCGTACCTATTGCCCATCATTTGTGGGCAACGTTCAACAACTAACAACCACAAGGACGCACCCCATGTTCGAATGGAACCACTCTTACACCGAAACCGACCCGCAGACTGTTCGTTCTGATTTTGCAGAACTGGCGCTGGTCTACGACCACAACGTGGACAAACTAGCCATGAGCCTGGCCAATTACATCTCGTCAGACACTCTTCGAGAGTTCCTGGACGATGTAGCAATGGGTCGAGTTTAATTAACCTATCCACTCCGCCAACCTATCCACTACACCACCACAGCCATGTTCACATCAAACCGAATCCCCCACGTTTCAGGGATGTATCACGAACACATCTTTCACGACAACCAAGTTGTCGCGCAAGTGTTGAGCGAATCAGACCACTTCTGGTTTGTGTTAACCCACGACCATTCAGTGTCGAATGGTTATCAATCAGTGGCTGATGCCAAGCAGGAACTATTCAGGAGGCTTGACAGAATCTATAGGTAACTTGTCCACTACATCAACCCAACCACAAACCCATGAGAAAGATCGAACAGCTGATGAATGAGGCCATCACCAACGGCCTCAACTGGAAAAGTGGTAACACTCAGGTCGTCACTGATCCTGACAACGTGTCCAGCGTTTATCTGCACAACAATTTAATTGCCAAGATTGGGACTGATTATGTGCAGTTGTTTGATGGTGGCTGGCAATCCAACACGACCAAATCGAGATTGAATGCAATTCTTCAAGTTCACGCAATCAAAGGTGAATGCGTAGTGCAGAAGAACTTCAAGTGGTTTGTACATAAGTTTGTTGGCCAGTATGGACACTCGCCTGTCTTCAATGTCGTTGACTTTAGCAACGGTTTTATTCTTTCTTAGTCTAACTTGTCCACTACATCAACCAAACCACCGGAGCAGTTATGTATTACGCAATCGTGAAATGGAGCCTTGAAGGTAACAACGAAATTGTTGACGGTTATGATCAGTATGATGACGCATTTGAGGCCCTTGATGGTTATCAAGACCGCAACCCTAAGGAGTTCTATGATGTGGTAAAGATTGGCAATTAAATCACCCTTACTCCGGCGCAACCCGGAGTATTTTTTGTGCCCACCAATTCACAATCACACAAGGACGCAGCAGACATGTT